AGCAAGTTCTGCAAGTAGTTCAGTTACGCCAGATAATGATCCTTTTATTACTTCTGGTGGAACAGATATAAGTAATGGAACACATTTTATTAGAAAATTTACTGGCACTGCAAATTTAGTTTTATCATCAACAAGAACTATTGATTATCTTGTTGTTGCTGGCGGAGGATCTGCATCTGGTGGATGGGGCTCTGGCGGCGGTGGCGGAGCTGGTGGAATGAGAACTGGCACAGTTTCTGTGCCATCTGGAACATATTTAGCCACGATAGGCGCAGGAGGAATAGCTATTGTAACAAATGGAACTTATGGGGGTAATGGAGTTAATTCAACATTGGCTCTACCAAGCGCAATAACTTCAATAGGTGGCGGCACTGGAGGAAGTTATCAAAACGGTGGTGGCCCATATACATGCCAAGCTGGTGTTGCAGGAGGTTCAGGCGGCGGTGGCGGAAATATTTATTCTGGCTCAACACCACAAGGTGGCGCAGGAACTTCTGGCCAAGGAAATGCTGGAGGTGCAGGAGGTCAATATGGAACTAACACTGGTGGCGGCGGTGGCGGAGGTGGCGCAGGTGCAGCAGGAGCAAATTGCACTAATTCAACTGCAGGAGGAATTGGCGGTAATGGAGGCAACGGAGGAATTGGGCTTCAATCATCAATTACTGGAACTGCAACTTATTACGCAGGCGGCGGAGGCGGCGGAACTGGACAAGCTAAAATTCAAGGGCTTGGAGGTGCAGGAGGCGGCGGAAATGCAACAGGAGATGGAGCTAGAACTGGATTAGAAAGAGGAGTAGCGAATACAGGCGGCGGTGGCGGAGCTACTAATGCTGGTGAAGTTTCTAGCGGTGGATCAGGAATAATTATAGTTAGGACATTAAGATAATGGCACATTTTGCAGAAGTAGATGAAAATAATAACGTTTTACGTGTTATTGTAGTTGACAATAAAGAGTTAATGGTAAATGGACAAGAATCTGAGCAAAAAGGAAAAGATTTTATATCTTCGTTAGGCCTAGGCAATAACTGGATACAGACTTCTTATAACTCTTCATTTAGAGGGAAATTTGCAGGAGATTTAGATAAATACGATACAGAAAAGAATGTTTTTGTGCCAAGAGATTCTTACGGTGGAATGGCTAAAAATTTAGCAGGAGAATTACTAGAATCACAAAGCCCTTCAGTCATGTTTGACGCAGCCTCAAGATGTGCTAACAATTTTACAGTAGCATTATTAACTAAAGCATTTCCAAACACTCTTATACGTTGGGGATATATTTATCCTCATATGCCAGATTCATTTGAAAGAAGCTTTAACATTTTTGATATAACCATGACAGTTGTTAGAAATCCTAAAGACAGTATTGCTTCCTCAATAGTATTATACCAATCAGAAAAAAATGAAGATATTTTGGATATAATCAACAGAACAAAAGAAATGCTTTCCGCTACATTATTGAATAAAGATAGAATAATGATTGTTAAATTTGAAGACATGATTTTAAATACAGATAGCGTTATTTCTAGCATACAGGATTTGTTAGGAATAGAGCCAGAATCTGTAGACTATGAATTATTAAATGAGGAATTAAAAAACTTGGAAAGCGGAAATTTCTATGCTGTTCCTATAGATAACCTAGACCTTCTTAATACAGCAAAAAGTTTATTAGATAGTGAATTTTACCAAGAAGTAGCAGAAGCTACAGCAATTTATAACGAAATTATAGGCTAAAATGATTATACAAATTATAGGTCTACCTGGAAGCGGGAAGACTACTTTGGCTACCGCCCTTAAAGAACGAATCAATGCAATTCATTTAAATGCAGATTATGTTCGTGCAACAATTAACTCTGACCTAGGATTTACTATTGAGGATAGAATTGAGCATGCTCGTCGTTTAGGTGAAATGGCACGAATGTTAAGCGGACAAGGACATACAGTAATTGTAGATTTTATTTGTCCTACAAGCTTAACTCGTGCAGCATTTGGCAAGCCAGATATTTTAATCTTTATGGATACCCTAACAGAGGGAAGATTTGAAGATACAAATAAAATGTTTGAGCGTCCTACAGAATTTGATGCATCTTTTGTAAGCCACAACCTAGATGAAAATCAAAAGGTATCTTATATTATTGACAGGTTTAGCCTTCATGATTGGTCCGCCCCAACAACTCTAATGCTTGGAAGATATCAGCCATGGCATGAAGGACACCATGCACTTTATAAAGAGGCGGGAAATAGAACAGATCAAGTACTACTTGGAGTTAGAAATACATACAACACAAGCGAGAAAGACCCGCTTAAGTTTGATCAGGTAAAAGAATACATTGCCAAAGATGAATTTATGGACGGAGCAATGGTATTAAGACTACCCAACATTACTAACATAGTTTATGGACGAGACGTGGGATATAAGATTGAACAAGTAGATTTGGGGGCAGAGATTCATGCTATATCGGCTACGCAAAAACGTAAAGAAATGGGTCTATGAAAGTAACTAAACAAAGATCTGCATTAAAAGCATTGACTTGGCGTATTATTGGAACAGCAGATACATTCTTACTTTCTTGGGCTATAACTAAAGAGCCAGTAACCGCAGGAGCCATTGCAAGTTTTGAAGTTCTTACTAAGACCATTTTGTACTATTTCCACGAAAGAGGCTGGAATAAGATATCCTGGGGCAGGAAGACTTAAGAATAGCCTTCTGCTATAATTAATCTATACCAATTAGGGGATATGTGAATTATGGCTAAATTATTAGTCGGAGTTAATGATCTACAGACCACACACCCTGAACTTTCAAGCCAAGCCTTTGGGTGGGACCCAAGAACAATAAGCGCTGGATCTAAGAAAAAACAAAAATGGATATGTATCCTGTCACACGAATGGCATGCAGAAGTAAAAAGCAGAACAAGACAAAAATCTGGATGCCCAGTATGCTTTGGCAGGGTGGCGTTTCCTGGATTCAATGATTTGCAGACAAAGTATCCAGAAATTGCAAAGCAGGCAGATAGTTGGGATACTAGTATAGTTATGCCTGGTTCACATAAAAAACTTAAATGGTTATGCAATTTTAATCATTCATGGGAAGCCTCTCCCAATCATAGAACCTCAAGAGGCGATGGATGCCCTCAATGTGCAATAAATGGATTTAAATCTAATTTAGAAGGATACCTTTACTTAGTTTTTAACAATAGATTGCAGATGTTTAAAGTTGGAATTACAAATAATATTAATAAAAGGCTTCATGCTCATGAGTTGCTGGGTTGGGAAAAGTTTGAGGTACTAGGTCCAAAAAACGGTAAAGAAATTAGGTATTTGGAAAGATCTATACTAAAGTCTTTAAAGGCAAAAGGCATATCGGTTCCAAGTAAAGACATAGCAAAGTTTAGCGGGTACACAGAAACTTGGCTAAAGTCAGAGTATTCTGTAGAAACGCTAGAAGACCTTATCAATATAACAAAATAGGCAATTTAAAGATATTGCTGGTACAATAGATATTACAACATCCCAGGGAGAGTGAACTCAGGTGTCAGATAAAGATTTTAAAGTAAAGAATAAACTGCAGGTAAAGGGTATAACCTCTGCAGGCCCCGTCGTTTCCGACGCATCTGGTAATTTGGATTCAACCGCATATATAGCAACACAATATGGCGGAACAGGAACAGCAACTTCTCCATCTTCAGGACAAGTTGTATATAGTGCCTCTGGCACAACATATGCCCCAACTACACTCACATCACTTGATGTAAAAGGTGCAACATATGCTTCATCTGCACCATCTAGTCCAGTTGTTGGACAAATTTGGGTGGATTCAAGCTCAACTGGCACATCTGTAGATCCTAATTTAATTCGCAGACAAGCATTTACATCAACAGCAGCACAAACAGTATATACTACAAATGTAGCATTCATAGATGGATATGAGCAGGTGTTCTTTAATGGAATGCTTTTGCTTCGTACCACCGACTACACAACTTCAGGAAATAATACAATCACATTAACTTCGGCGGCGGCAGTAAATGATATAGTAGAAGTAGTAACAGTAACTAATTTAAATTCAACTAATACATATACACAAACTGAGATAGACACTATTGTAAATACACAAATAAATAATCTTATTGCTTCTGCTCCCGCCACATTAGACACATTAAATGAATTAGCCACAGCGCTTGGAAATGATGCAAATTTTGCAACGACAACAGCTACATCAATTGGCAATAAGGTTTCAAAAGCAGGCGGAGATATAATTCAATCAAGTTTATCATCAACTATACCATTAAGAATAAAAGGCGCAGCCTCTCAAACTGCCAATCTTCAAGAATGGCAGGACAGTGCTGGGACTGTTGTAACAAAAGTTGGCTCTGGTGGTGGAATAGATACAACAGTGCAACTTTCTGCAAGAAGCGCTTTAACGGCAGGAACAGATAATTATTTGTCTGCCTCGCTAAGCGTAATTCCTCTTAATGCATCAATAATTGGACAAGTTATTCGTGGCGCAGCATCCCAAACTGCCAACTTAACAGAATGGCAGAACTCTGCGGGAACAAAAATTTCTACTGTCTCCCCACTTGGATACCTAAGCATAAATAAGTCATACACATCTTATCCGCTTGAAGTAAATGGATCCCTATATGCTGCAAATGCAACAGCGGGGAACTTATATATCCAAGGTGGTAATAATTTAATTTATCCTTCTATACTTACTGGAGTAGGAGGTAATGGATGGACTTCAGTAACTCCAAATTATGCAGTTGCTCCAGATGGAACAACTACTGCAACAAGATATGTATGGTCAACAAGTGGAAACTGTTATGTTTTTCCAAGTTTGATTACAAATACAGCAAATTCCACTTATACAGCAAGTGTATACGTTAAGCCAAATAACTCTACTGGAAAATTTGATATAAGAGTTTCAACTGCAATTTCATCAATGTTTGCAGTCGGAAGTTTTAATCTATCAGATAAATCAACTATTTTGGGACAAGTAGTTGGTGGTACAAATTCATCAGCTTCTTCAATATATATTGGCAATGGTTGGTATAGAGTATGGGTTACTACAACAGTAACAAGCTCTTATAATAATTTAACTGCAATGATCACTGCATCTGTAGATGGGGGAGATATTTCAGTTTGGGGAGTTCAGTTAGAGCAAGGATATTATGCATCTGCTTATACACCAACAACAAATGCAGCAGTAACTTCTACAAATAATCTTTATGTACCTTCTGGCTCTATATATAGCCCATCCATTCAAAGCCTTGTTTCTAACACCGCCACTTTAAATACAAATGGAGATACAGGCGGAATATTAATTAATACAGTTGCTGCGGCAAATAAAGGTTTGATTGTCAAAGGCGCAGCCTCACAAACTGCCAACCTTCAGGAGTGGCAGAATAGTGCTGGTACGGTGTTGGCTGGCGTCGATTCAAGTGGTTCGTTCTATGGTTCAACCGTTACTGCTTACGGGTTACTTATTGCTAATTCAAGTTTTCGCATAAACAACGCTTCCGCAGGAACTGTTGCAGCAATCTTCAAAGGCGCAGCATCTCAAACCGCCGACCTCCAACAGTGGCAGAGCAGTGCGGGGACAACATATCTAAATGTAACAAATGCTGGTGCATTAATAAGTAATGGCGGAGTAACAATAGCATCTAACCCAACCATTAATGCGTATGGAGCCGCAATGGTTATTAATTCGGGTGTCAATACCTATCCAATGCTTATACTTAAAGGCGCAGCCTCTCAGACTGCTAACCTTCAGGAATGGCAGAATTCTGCTGGAAGTGTAGTATCTTCTATAAGCAACACTGGTCTTGCGACTTTTTCAAATATAGGTGTAACAAGCAATATAAACGCTTACTATGGTAAAATATCTGCAAATACTCAAGCACTTGGATATCTGGGACAATTAAGTGCAATTACCGCAAACGCTTCAACAATTGGTTTAGTGTTAAGAGGCGCAGCCTCTCAGACTGCAAACCTTCAAGAGTGGCAGGATTCAAGCGGAACTGCGAAAGCATATGTCAATTCTTATGGTGATGTTGCTGGTCAAGCGATAGTTGGATATTACTCAGGTTTATTCTATTCAGGTGGTTATGCAGTTGTTCCAATGACTGTACGAGGAATTTCAGGTCAAACCGCCAACCTACAAGAATGGCAGAATTCTGCTGGGACAGCATTATCTAAAGTTGATGCATCTGGAGCCATGTTTACAATTACTCCAGCAGATTCTACAAATACTACACAAGTAGCAACAACTGCATATGTAAAAAGTAATATAGCAAACTTAATAAGTTCCGCCCCAGCAACACTTGATACCCTAAATGAACTTGCAACAGCGCTAGGAAATGATGCTAGCTTCTCTACAACTGTAATAAATTCTTTGTCTACCAAAAAGACTGAGATTTCTTCAGCCATATCAGCAAATACTACATTAGTGGCGGGAAGAAGATATTTTGTTACTTCAGCATCCGCCCTAACATTAACATTACCTGCATCCCCTGCTCAAAATGATCAAGTTGATATATTTGATGCATCAGGAAATTCGGCAACGTATAATATAACCCTAGGAAGAAATTCTAGTTTAATTAACGGCAATGCAGGAAACTTTATAATTGATGCCAATGGATATTGGGCCTCTTTAGTTTACACAGGCGCAACATATGGCTGGAAGGTTGGATAATGGCAGATATAAAAGCAACTAGTTTAGGTGGAACTCCATTTGGAGATACTGCAAATAGACCAGCAAGCCCAGCAATTGGGCAGCCATATCATAATGGAGAACTTGGCATAACAGAAATTTATACTGCTGCGGGATGGTCAACAATTGCACCAGTTCCTCAAGCCCCAACAATTGGAACAGTTACAGTCGCTGGTGTTGGCGCAACAATTCCTTTCACTTATTCGGGATCAGTTCCAGCTTCATCTTATACAGTCACATCTAGTCCATCAGGATTTAGTGTAACTGGATCTTCTTCCCCTCTTGTTATTTCTGGATTGACTCCAGTTACCGCTTATACATTTACTGTAAGAGCAACTGGCGTAAATGGTATTGGTGCTTCAAGTTCTTCTTCAAATTCTATTACTACTGGAAATCCACCTCCAACAATTGAGGCATTGCGTGTCGCTGGTGGAGGAGGATCTGGTGCGGCAGGTGGCGGAGCAGGTGGAGTTATATATGGCTCTTCAGTTTCTGTTTCAGCTGGAACTTTGTATACAGTAACAGTTGGAGCTGGTGGAGGTGTTGGAACAGGAGATGTTCAATCAGTTGGTGGACGAGGTGGAGCTGGAACTAATTCAAATATTACTGGAGGATCTCTTTCATTAACTGCAGCTGTTGGCGGCGGCCAAGGAGGAATTGTAGATGAGGCAGGATTTGCAGGAGGCTCAGGCGGAGGCGGCGGAGGCGGATACGGTGCTGGTAATAAAACAGGTGGTACACCTACTTCAGGTCAAGGATTTGCTGGAGGATCTGGAGTTGGCGGCGGATATCCTGGAATGGCAGGTGGCGGTGGTGGCGCAGGCGGAGTTGGAGCTAATGCTGCAGGAGATCCAGGCGCTGGAGGAATTGGAACATCTGCTTACTCTGCTTGGGGACTAGCAACTTCTTCTGGACAAAATGTTTCTTCAACTTATTATTATGCAGGCGGCGGAGGAGGAGCGAATTTTAATGGAGGAAACGTAGTTGCGGCAGGTGGCTATGGCGGCGGAGGAAGTGGCGTACCTTATGATCTTAGAACAGACACTACAAACTATCCAACAAGACATGGACTGGCAAATACAGGCGGTGGAGGTGGCGGAGTTTCAGCTGGTAGAGCAGGGGCGGCAGGTGGATCTGGAATTGTAATAATTAGATACTCAACTAGCTATGATGATCCAACATCGTATACTGGAACAAAATATGTTTCAGGAGCATATAAATACTTTAAATTTACAGCAACAGGAAGTATAACTCTATAATGTCTAGAATCAGAGATATAGCAAATCTATTTAGTGGATCAACTGATGCAGCAACTGATGCTGAAGTTGCTTCTGCTGTATCCTCCCATAATATTGCAGGAAATGGCCACGTAGGACGCGGAAATACTGCATCTCGTCCAGCATCTCCTTCACAAGGAGATTCATATTATAATACACAATTAAATCAATTAGAAGTATATGATACTGGAAGATGGTGTGTTGCAAATACAGCACCAATTGCTCCAACTTCTGTTGTAGCAACAAATGTTGGCACATCTCGTGCATATAATAATGGGTCTGCCTCTGTTGCATTTACTGCACCAACTTCTGGAGGACCAGTAACAACATATACTGCTACATCAACTCCAGGTTCTTATACAGCTTCTGGATCTTCCAGCCCAATAGTAGTTACTGGATTACAATCAAGCACTGGATACACTTATGCAGTTACATCAGCAAACAGCATTGGCACCTCTTCTGCAAGTTCTGCCTCATCAAGTGTTACTGCAACAACAGCACCACAAGCTCCAACAATTGGATCTGCTACTGCAGCTAGTGCAAGTGCAACTGTAGCATATACAGCTGGTGCAACAGGAGGAGCGTCTGCTACATACACAGCAACATCTAGTCCAGGCGGATTTACTGGTACAGGAACTTCACCTATTACAGTTTCTGGACTTACAGATGGAACTGCTTATACCTTTACAGTTACAGCAACTAACGCAAATGGCACATCTGCAGCAAGTGCTGCAAGTAATTCAGTTACTCCAGCAACAGGACCTGTTTGGGGATCATGGACACTTACGACACTTAGTTCTGGTAGAAATTTTCCTATGACTACCTTTGGTAATAACATAAATGTTGCTCCTCAATATTATGTCCCAGGCACACCTGCTGGAAACTATGGAGAAGCGGTTGCATGGACTTCTACTAATGGAACCTCATGGACAAGCAGAACGCTTCCATCAGCACAACAATGGAGAACTCCTTTATACACTTCATCAATTTGGGTTATTCCAACAGATGGAGCAACATACATTACTTCTACAGATACCATAACCTGGACACAAAGAACATACACAGCAAGAAATGGATGGGGTGCATGCGCTGGCGGAGGATATTTTGCAGTAGCAGGATATGGTGAAGCTGCAGCAAACGTTTCATCAGATGGAATAAACTGGACTACTAGAACTCTTACATATGCAGGAGCATGGAGATCTGCAATGTATGCAGCAAATATGTTAATGATTATGCCAAACGGAAGTTCAGTTTATAACACATCTACAGACGGAGTTACTTGGACAGCACGTAGCCTTCCAAGTTCTGGAGGATTTTATGTACACGGATGGAACGGAACGGTAGCTCTTGCTGTAAATGCTGGAACAACATTAGCCTATACATCAACAGATGGAATAAATTGGACCACAAGAACATTGCCAGCATCATCAAATACTCAACAAATGGTATACTCTCCAAGTAAAGGCCAATTCTTGTACACCATTGATGGTGTTGTTACAGCTTATACGTCTCCAGACGGAGTTACTTGGACACAAAGAAATATGCCAACAGGAGCACAGGGCGGAGGGTTCTTGAACTCTCTTGCTGGATCTGTTATGATAGCTGGTATGGCTCATCCAACAGGACAAGTTGCATCAATACCAGTTACATAAAAACAATAATAGAAAAGGAAAAAAAATGAGATATACAGTAGATCAAGATACATTTGCAATTAATATATTTAATGATGGAGAAGATGTTCCATTTCATTATCAACCAGATTACCCTAATGGGGATTTGTTTGATTCAGTTGAGGAAGCATCAGTTTGGGCAGAAGCAGCTATTGCTGCTCATTTGCCAGAAGTTTTAGTATATGCTCCCAATGGCAAAGCATTAGAGCCAGAACTAAAATTTTCTTTAGCTCAACAAGCAAAGGCATCTGCAATGTCTAAGTTAATAGCTTTAGGGTTAACAACTGAAGAAATTGATGCTCTTAATAAATAAAAATGGCTAAAAATGTAAAAGTATGGGATGGAAGCGCATGGCAAGATTTGGCCGTTGCTTCTTTCCTTCCTGCCGATTTTAATGTTGTTCTTTCTGGAAATAGCACATTATTAGCTGGAAGAAAATATTTTGTAGATACTACTGCTGCTAGAACTTTAACTCTTCCTGCCTCCCCTTCAGCAGGAGATGTAATTGGGGTATTTGATGCAACAGGTACAGCGGCAACGTATAATATTACTATTAATCGAAACGGTGGTAAAATTAATGGTACAGCAGGAAATTTAATTATAGATATTAATGGTGGAGCGGCAACCTTAGTTTACACTGGCTCTACTTATGGATGGAAGGTTTAATTATGGCAGATATCAAGATGTCTAGTATGTCGGGAACACCATTTGGAAATACTGGAGGCGGTGGATCAGGAGCTTCAGCAACTGGTGGCAATGGTGGCTCTGGAGTTGTAATTATTAGTTACGCAGCAGTATAGTAGGTATAATTATGTCATATCAATTAAAAGTTATCAAAGACTACCCTATTGGCTTTTGGCCATTAGATGAAGTTTCTGGTACTAATGCTGCCGATAGATCTGGATGCGGAAATGACGGAACATATGTAGGATCTCCTGCAACTAATATTCTTCCAATAATTCCTGGCGGAGATTCTGGAACTAAAATAACAAATACAGCATATATTGCTTTACCAATTGATAGTAACTATTATGCATCTTCTGTAACCCCAGGAATGGGAACAAAATATTCTAGTGATAATGACTTTACTATGGAAGTATGGATTCATCAATCAATTGAGTCTACTTCTGTAACCCCGCTTTTTGCAGACAATACAAATAAGATCGGACTCTATTGGGATAGAGGAGATATTGTATTTAAAGTTTCTACAGATGATGAAATTAGATATAGAGTTTCTTACTCACAAAAATCATTTCACCTTGTAGGAGTTTATTCTGTTAACTCAATTAGTTTATACATTGATGGAATTAAAGTGGCGGGATCAGAAATTACATCTGGATTTAAATTTACCAATACAACATTAGGATTACAAATCGGTCCAACTCTAGATGCTGGAGATTCATTTATTGTAGATGCTCCAGCAATTTATAGATACTCTTTACCAGACACTTCAATTACTAGACATTATAATGATGGCAATATTTCAGCTCCTGCAATTCAGGTGGCTAAGCCAGATGAAGGAATTTTATTTACATGTACAGATGCCAAGATTAGATCCTCATTTCAATATGGATATCCATTAAATAAACTATGGCCAGAGTTCTTAGATACAAATACATATTATAACTCACAAGATGGATATATATCTTTTTATAAAACAGAAACGGCGGAAGCAAAAGAATTTATAATTGAAGACTCGTTTGCCATACCCACACAGATAGACTTTATCTCCTCAAAGGTAGAGTGGAGAAATGATTTAAATATTACAGTAGAGTCAAGTCTTGATGGGATCACATATGTCTCATGTGTAAATGGACAGCCATTGCCACAATTTACAAAAGACTCATTTGCTGTCACAAGCAAAGTTTATTTAAAGATAACTATGTCCACAACAGATGCAAGTAAATATCTGCCTAGACTAGAATTTTTTAATATTAATTTCTATACAGAAAAAGACTTATACGCAGATAATTATGGCGATTATATTACTTCAACTACAGAATATTATTTAGGATCATTAAATTATCCTATCTTATCCCGCACATTTAATAATGGAATTAGAGCAAAGGCAGGTGCTGGCTTTAATATAGTCACCACAAATGCTGTGAAGTCCATAGAGCTGTTTTTAACTCCTTCAGACCTTACTGCTAGTACTCTCTTCTACTGCCCTGTACAAGGCTCCTATGCCTCTGCAAAGTATGCATGGAATAGTTCGGGGGTTATATCAAAAACCAATATTGCTAAAATATATGTAAATGGAGTAGATAAAACAACTCAGACTAATATATCTAATTATTTAGTTGCTGAAGAGCCTCACCATATTGTCTTGGTATTTACAAATCCTGTTTCAGGCAGCATTCAGTTTAATTATCAATCATCTGGTGGCCCTTCCACACTTTATAAGAACATAACTACCTATGAAAAAGAATTAACGCAGACAATTGTAACTGAGCATTATAACCTTTATACGGGAAAGCCAAGCACGGTTGTTTCAGAGCCGTCCATTACAGTGACAGAAAATACCTTTAAGTACTATAATAACGACTGGGTTGTTATCCAAAGTAAGTAATTTTGTCACCTTCCTTGACAAAAAGCTGGACTTAGGTGCCAGAAAGTGGTAAAATAAAATCCATGGATATCAATAAGATTAACACACAAGTTCTTGAAGAAGAGTCAACCCTAGGCATTTATGTCTGGGAAATGCCAGACGGCAGGTGGATTGGCGATGATGATGGAAATTACCTCTCAGTTACTTCAAAAAAGAATAATAAAGATAGAATTAATGCTTTGGCTAATGAGGTCCAGTCTTATGGAATTACAGAAGGTAGACCATTATTTTTGTCGGCAAGACGAAAAATTGATGACGAAGAATTTGAGTATCAACAGCAAAGACTTAAATGGGGGCTAGTTCCAGACCCACTTGATATAGGAAACTATAAAGATGAAATGAAAAAATTGGGAGCAAATAATGGAATTCATTGAAGAGCAAGAAGATAGTTCAAATGTAGTTGAGATTTCAAACTCAGCAGACTGGATTACTTTTAAAAAAGAATCAGAGCATGAAGATCCATTTATGGTGGAGGCGGAAGAGCTAAGAAAAGTTAAAGGCCTAAGCCCAGCATTTCGTCGTAAGGTTGGAAGAGATTTACAAAAGTCTTTTACTGGTCAAGATGGAACGGGAACACAACAGAATTTATTACAGCAGGCGGTCACAGGATATGCTTTATTTGATTTAGTTCAACCAGTATATAACCTAGAGTATCTCTCAAAGATCTATGAAATCTCAACATACAACTATGCAGCAATTAATGCTAAGGTTGCCAACATTGTTGGATTAGGATATGATTTTATCGAAACAAGAAAAACTAACGACGCATTTGATGCAATTAATGATGATGTCATTTTAGCTCGTGCTCGTAGAAAGCTTAATAAATTAAAGCAAAATCTTAATCAATGGCTAGACGAAACAAACGATGAAGATACATTTACACAAACATTAATTAAAGTGTATACAGACTATGAAGCAACAGGAAACGGCTTCCTTGAAATTGGAAGAACTGTTGCAGGAGATATTGGATACATAGGACATATCCCAGCAAAGTCAATGCGTGTACGTAGATTGCGTGATGGATTTATACAATTGCTTTACGGAAAGGCAGTATTCTTCCGTAACTTTGGAGACGAAGAAACAGCTAACCCAATTCTAGTAGCCCTTGAAGATCGTCCAAATGAGGTTATTCATTTTAAGAAATACACACCAATGAATAACTATTATGGAATTCCAGACATTATTGCAGCTCAGGTTGCCTTGGCTGGTAATGAATTTTCAGGTCAGTATAACTTGGACTACTTTAGAAATAAGGCGGTTCCAAGATATATTATCACAGTAAAGGGAGCTAAGCTTTCACCAGAATCAGAAAGAAAGCTTCTTGAATTTTTCCAGGTTGGATTAAAGGGAAAGAACCATCGTTCATTATATATCCCACTTCCATCAGATACTCCAGACTCTAAAGTTGAATTTAAAATGGAGCCAGTTGAATCTGGAGTCCAAGAGTCTTCATTTAATAAATATCGTGAGGCAAATAGAGATGAAATTCTATTAGCTCACCGTGTTCCAATTAATAAAATCGGAACACCGCAAGGGGTTAATTTAGCAGTAGCCCGTGATGCAGATAAGACATTTAAAGAGCAAGTTTGTCGTCCAGCACAGATGACTTTGGAAAAGAAATTATCCAAGATCTTTACGGAAAAGACAGATGCCCTATCAATTAAATTTAATGAGCTTACGCTTACAGATGCAGATACTCAGTCTAAAATTGACGAAAGATATTTGAGAATGAAGGTAATTGTTCCTAATGAGGTTCGTATTAGAAATGGCTGGATTCCTCTAGATCATGGAGATGAGCCAGTTGAATTGAAGCCTCAAGATGCTGCAGAACAAACTTCTCAAGCTGCAAATACAAGACAAAGAACCCAAGATCGCCAAGCAAATTCTCCAGATATTTCAGGAGAAGGAAGAAATGCAAAAGGCGATGGGCGACAAGTCGATTAATTATTACTCAACCATTATTTGCCTTTTTATACATAAGTCGATAAAATTAAGCATATGAATATTGAAAAGTCACACTGGTTATCAGATGGAGATCAGCTCCATCTATCAGTTCCGTTTACTAAGGTAAACCGAGAAAATAGAACAGTCTCAGGTTTTGCAACATTAGATAACGTTGATCAAACTGGCGATGTAGTTACTGCGGAAGCAAGCCTAAAGGCGTTTGAAAGTTTCCGAGGAAACATCCGTGAGATGCATACACCGCTAGCAGTTGGTAAGCTTATTTCATTTAAGCCAGAAACATTTTATGATCAAGAGACAAAGAAATTTTATAACGGCGTTTATGTAACAACATATATTTCAAAGGGTGCACAGGATACTTGGGAAAAAGTTCTTGATGGCACTCTTTCTGGTTTTTCAATTGGCGGGAAAATTACAGAGTCAGATAACGAAGTTAATAAAGCAAGTGGTGAAACAGTTCGTTTCATTAAGGGATATGACCTTATTGAGCTTTCAATTGTTGATTCACCAGCAAACGAATTATGCAACATTTTTTCAATTGAAAAGATGAATGGCAAGTTAGTATTTAAAGGCATGGCGGCGGACGTGCAAACAGAAAATATCTTCTTTTGCGAAGATAGTAACTCAGTATTTGTTTCAACAGAAAAGACATTCGACTCTCCAATTTCAGGCAAGCCTGCCACATTAATTGGTTGGGTTGAAAGTACTGATGTTAACAAATCAAAAGAAATAGATAAGATTCTTGATTCATTTAAGAAGTCAAGATTACCGTTGCCTGATTCACACAAAATAGCAAAACAGGCAA